TGTTCTGATTCCAAAACCGCTCGACCCGCTGTTGATGCTGTCGTTCTTGATTCATCAAAGCTTCCTGAACTTTGCGACCCAAGTCCGAGATCCCAAGGAAACCCCCAGCTCCACCTTTCTTGGTTTTCTTCTTGTCCTCCAGCAAACCAACATCGGGAGCCAACTCATCCAGTTCGGTATCGGGCTGCTTCTCGGCGTCTTCCCTTGCCTTTCGTGTCGCTTCATTCGCTTTGGTCAGCTCATCGGCTACGGCGTCCCGCTTGCGACGCAACTCTTTTAGCTCATCACTTTCACCAAACGGGGTCATGGTCGCAATCTCTTTGTCGAAGGCGTCCTTTGCGTTCTTTAACGCTTCGGTCATCACATCGCTCATTTTAGCTTCGCGTCTATTGGAGTACTTCTTGTAGATAGCCTCCAGCATTTCGTTGTATGCTCGTTCCTCCGCCGCGGCATGAATGTTAGCCACACGATCACTGACTTCATCCTGAGGGATGTTCCGACGACGCATTTCATCTTCGGCGTAGACTTCCGCCCGGGACCACCAGGGCTTGTTGATATGAAACGATGCCAATTCCTTCTGCATTGCAAACCAAGTGTTGCCGTTGAGCAGTCGATCAATCGCCTTTGCAACTCCTTTAAAAATCTCAACAATCGCCAATGCCCCCGCTTTGGCGGCTTTCGGAATCGTATCGGTCAAAATCGTATACCAATTTTCTCGAATAAACTGGATTGTCACCGCAGCCTGACTCTGCATCAGGTTCCAGACTAATCCCATGTTCTTTGACAGAGTAACCAACCAGTCGCCAACATTTTGAGCCCAGGCAGCAAGGGGGCCCTTACCTTTCTCATCAAAGAGCTTTCGAAACTTCTCGCCGATCGCAATCGCCAGTTGCAGCACTCCCTTCATAATGGGCATCAGGGCAGTGCCTAAACCCCGCAAAATGTAATCCACGTAGTTGCGAAGGATCTGGAAACTCCCGAACAGGGTCGTCGACATTTTTGATAAGACATTTGCAAACCTACCCCCATCCTTTACCAGATTCAAAATTGTTTCCTGTACCATGCTGAAGGTAATCTGGCCCGCCTTCCGCATCTCCATAATTTCCGACGTGGTCTTCCCAAGCGAAAGAGCGAGAAGCTGGATGATGGGGACCGCCGCTTCCGAAAGCTGTTTGGTTTCCTGGCCCTGCAGTCGCCCTATGGCTTTGATCTGACCAAATGCAAGAGCCAGACGGTCAAAATCGGTCCCGGCTGCGACAGCAACGCTCGCCAACGCCGTAGTCGTCTCGACCACATCTTTTGACGCCACCCCATAGGCAAGCATCTTCCGCACACCGTCCGTCAGTTCCCCTAAGGGCACTGGAGACTTTAGGGACATCTGCTCAAGCTGGCTCATAATGTCTTTGGCCTTTTTGGCCGATCCGGTCATGACCCGGAGGGCCATTTCCGTTCTCTCAAAGGACGCTGCCAGCTCAATCGAATGCTTAACCAGACCTCCAATCCCAACTCCAGCAGCAAGACGAGTCAAGCTCTTTGTGATGCTAGACCCCATTGATCGCTGTATGTTTTGCGAAATGATATTGTTAATTCGCTTCGACTGGTCAATCACAACCTTCTGGGCATTACTGAAATCCCCTTTCAGTTGTGTAGAGTCCGCACGAATCCGCACCCAAGCTCGAGCTAGTTCAAGGGCCATCTTTTACCCCAGTTTTGGAAAGCTCCACCACTCGCCCATCCGCAAGTCGAATTTTCAAGATACCGTTCTTAGCAAGAGCCGCTGCCTGCATCGGAGACATTTGTTGTACACGTTTTGCTTTGTCGGAACGAAGCATGTCTTTTTCACAAAGACGAAACCAAACTTGATCCGGGGTCATTTTTGCAATTTGTGCTAACGTGTAACCCGCCCCTCCTGTGTTGAACGGGTCCTCGCAGAGCATTCTAAGGATATAGCTGTTGATCCCGAACATCAGCCCCCCTCCGCCAGATCGGTCAGCTCTATCCGATTCGTCGGCGGTCTCGTGGGAAGGGGGCGTTACGTATTTCCCACTGCGGGAGTAGTTATTTCATTCACAACCGACATAGCTCGAAGCTGATCGGTCATCGTCCATTTAGCCACGTCAGCTAACTTAATCCGGGGATGCCTTAATCGAATGCTTTCGTAGATGTACCGAATGATTCCATCATAGCAGCCCGTTACCCACCAGAGATCATAAGGGGTAGTAATCTCTTGGGGGAACATTCCGCTCAGTTCTTTGACCTCCTGCGGACTGATCTGCTCGCTGTCGAGTGCCGCAACCAGGAGATTCCGGAATTGGGCATCGTCCAGATTGCCAACTTCGGCATAGACCGTTTGTAGTTTTTCTCGTAGCTGATCGGTGATTGGAACGTAGTCAGCAGAATACGACTTCTTCCCTGGGAGATCAGTGACATCCCAACGAGCAGCTTCCTCCAGCTTCTTCTCAAGAAACCCCTCCGGCAAAAGATCCAGATTATCACGATAGGTACTTAAAAAGCTGTTTCGATAGTACGCAAGAGCAGCTCGCTGAAGTTCCGCAAGCTGCTGGAGCTTCACAGGTGAGAGCGTGTACTCGGTCCCGTCCACCTCGATGGTGGCACCGGCACCCAACGCTCTGGCCTCTCGGTCAGACATGGTTTCGATCCTTAGATTTTAGGGCAGCAGTCTTCAGCCAGCAGGAGCAGATTGCCCCGCTGGAGTTATCCGTATTGGGAAGCCGAAAAGACGGGCGGCTTCAGCCGAGATCGAGATATGACGAGGAGGGAGAGGAGAGTGTTGCCGCTCACGCTCGGCGACGCAGGCGGCACACGGGCAGGTCGGTAGGTAGTGGAAACTTGTTTCACCACCTTTGTCAACAACATTAAACACCCGGAGGTTCATCAGGCACCGTGGCTAAGGGCGGCTCAAAGGTTTGGCCAGGACGATAGTAGATACCATCAGAGCCAAAACTGCTAGTCCAGCCAATGACTTCCTCAGTATCCATATCGACCGTCATGTTGAAATCAAGGGCAAGGCACCGCGGAAACACCCAAGCGAGGTTTGTGAATTGGTGAGCTGCATCATCGTAATTGGACCCATCGCCAGACGGCACGACTTTGCCCATCCAGAGCACGGCGTACAGATAACCAAAACCAACCTGAAATTGGTCGTAAGCGGCATAGTTCGCTAATGAGTCAAACTTGCCCTCAGCCGTGAAGGTCGCATCCCGACGGCCAAATGCCCGGTTAGTGTAGCCCTCGGAATCGGAATCACCCCACTCGCTAGTTGTAGCCAACGTGTGGTTCAAAGCCCACTGGGTGGTTCGCAAAACAAACTTTTGGTTAGCCAGATCCGCCCCCACAGAGATTCGCCCGTAGCGGCCCGTAACTGTTCTGATTGAAGTCATCGTATTTACACCTTAGGGGTTAAGAGCTCCACGAAGAGCTACTTAGACTGCTTGAGCTAGACGAATGGGAACTGGTACTGACCGAACTGCTGGAACTCGAAGGTGAACTCCAGCTACTTGAACTGTTGCTGCTCGATGTGCTGTTCGACTGGCTGGACGAACTGCTGGAGCTCTGGCTCGAGCTTGAACTCGACGTGCTCTGGCTGCTGGACGAGCTGCTTGAGCTAAACGAGCTGCTCGACGAGCTGCTCGAAGGCGAGCTCTGGCTGCTACTGGAGCTGCTGGAGCTACTGGACGAGCTGGAACTGCTCGAGCTGCTCGAACTGCTCTCATCTGCGTCATGGCGTCCCAAGAGCCAAATCGAGAACGTCACGCCGGCCCCGTTGGCCGTGACCCGCATGTTGAAGCTGCCCCCCGAGATAGCGAAACCCGCCTCGGCCGGCTGGGCTTTGAACAACACACCCTGGCCCAGGAGAGCACCACCCGTCGCGACCGTGTGGGTTCCGATTGGGGTCCAGCCGTTTGAACTGTGGGGCTCTATCTCTAGAGCACCTGCGGCTCCAATTGCATTGTGGTTCTGGACGCAAACCGCAACGATTTCCTCCAGCGTGAGGGTCTGGCCCACCGCATCGGCTCCAGAACCACCGCCAACGTCCAGAGAGGAGAAATCCGCCAGATCCACCACGAGACTCTCGCCTGCGGCAAGATACTGGTTCTTGTACTGCCAGGCCCGATTGGCCTCGTTGGCACTAACCCCGCTGGTTAGCGTCTTGGTGATGTTGGCACTGATCGGGGCCGTCGCAACCGTGCTGTCGATCAGGTTGTTCTGAATCGTCGCACTTAACTGCAACAAGTATTTCGGATTGCTAAGAACTCTAGCCATTTAGACCCTCTCCCAGACGTCAAGCTTTATCAGGTACTCGATCGTCCAGCGGTACTCTTCATCACCCGTTCGAATCCCATAGTCATTCTGGTACTGAAACTGCAACACTTGGCCGTAGTCCATGTAGGGAATCCCGACTGGTCGGTAGGCCGGATGCCCTCCCAGCTTTGCCATAACCTCTGCGGCCAGAATCGCTCCGAACTCTTTCGCACTATGGGCTCCCGACGGTTTTGTATGGACGTAACAAACTAACGGCACATCCCGAATCAAATGCTTCTCAGTCGCGTGGTGCCCGGTCATCCTGGACTCGACAAAGCCCGCACCAACTTCATAAACACAGTAGGGAAACGGCTGCTTAGGCGTTGCTTCTCCGTCATGCAGGGTTGGGAACAACTGGCGGTCCGACACGCTGTAGTGGCTCCCGAAAACACTATCCAATCCGGAACTAATCCAAATATTTCGAATCGTCTTGTGGAGATCCGCCGATCCAACACTCAAAGGAGTCCCTCCGCATCGTCTAAACGATCATCCGGATCGGATACACCGGAGGACATGTCTATTGGAATCCGTTTCCCAAAAAGACGCCGAAGGTTTTGTTCGTTCTCCTTAAAGGTCCGCAACAAAAAGCTACGATCAAGATCCCGCTCTAAATAAAGAGCATATTCTACCGTAGTGTAGACATATCCTTCCCAAGAACCACGTTGATACTCACGAACCAGTCCACGGATGCTATGGGCCAAAGCTCCCGTATCAAAATAGGGAAACATTCCGGGTTTGCTGCGGATCTCCCGACCCGTGACGGGACGAAGCACCACTCGTTTGGTAATGTTCTTTACTGTTCTGGTGCGGATCATTTTGACCGCACGACCCATTTTGTCTTGCAGGTCCTTGTAAACCACTCCCAAAACCTCTTCCCCGTTCCAATCCACATAACGATCAAAAGCAGCTACACCCTTCGCTCCCGAATGAACTCCGCGAGCATGACCAGCATCCCGATATTGCTGCTCGATCTTGCGGAACGATGGGGAAAACCTCGTTTTCCCCCGTCCCCATCCATAAGTAGGACCAACTCCACTTTGACTAGCAGGGGGCAGGGTAAAAGCCCCAGAACCCGCGAAAGTAGAACCTCCAGCCATACCTACATCCCCGAACGGTTAAGTTGCTCTCGGTACTGGTCCCAGTCCTTCTCGTACTTCGGCTGGGTGTTGGGCACCCGACTGCCCGGGTTCAGCAGGAAGTCGCCGTCGAGAGCCTCGATGTCCTGCAGGTCAGGACAGACTCCCTTCACGACCCGGGCCTCCTTGCTGTTGACCAGCCAGAGGATCTCACGCACCAGCGTCTTCATCTCGTCAGTCGTCAGGGTCCCCTCGATGGGATCAACCCCCCGGAGCTTCTCCCGGGTCTCAACGCCCCGGACCTGGTCCATGTGGCGTTTGATTGCATCAAGCTGGTCCTGCTGGCCCTCCAGCGGGTCGGTGATTCGATAGCGAAGCCTAGCGGGATCAACCGAAAGCTGCATGCCGGGAATCTCCGGGATGCTGGGCTGATTCGGCGGGATCATCCACTCCTTCTTTCGCTTGTCCCAGACGGGCCGGGCCGCTAGATATCGGCTCCGGAGCCGCAGGTCCGTGACGCCCTGCAGCAGCAGGTCACAGTTCCGCGGATGGTCAGCCTCGATCGTGAACGGCGGGACCGAACAGGTCTTCTTCTCTTTTACAGCAGCAGTTTCAGTCATCTTGTCCTCGGTTCTCCTCTAGTAGTCCAAAAGGGCCGCCGCCGCACTGGGAAGAGGAGGTACCCAATGCGGACGACGGCAGGCTGCTGCGTCCATGTGGCGGCCTAAGGTTGATAGTTGGGATGTATCGTTGTGGGGGCCAGGGTGGAGGTATTGACATTGATCCCAAAACCGGCTAGAGTCTAGATATTCTGATTTCCGTTCTAGCCCGTCTGGAGATTCCAAATGTCGGATTTCACCCGAAGCCGTTCCAAACCGATCCTGGTCGACAATTCCAAACCGATCCTGGTCGACAACGCCACCCAAACCGAATTCCTCAAACGCTACCTCGCTGGCGAAGGGCTTAGCCCGCTGGCCAGAGAGTACGGTTGCAGCCCAGCTTTTCTCGCCTCGCTCCTGAAGCGTCATAACGTCCGGAGTCGCTCCGCTATCGAACAGGCTCGACTCAAGGCCTCCATCCACCAACATCGGGACCAAATCGTCGAACGCTATCAGGCCGGCGAGTCGATCGCGTCGATCTGTCGGGATCTCAAATGTCACCATAGCCAAGTCGCTGATCTGCTCACCGATAACGGCATCCAGATCCGCCAAGGGGTCCACCGACACGGGCTGAAAGGCACGCCCGTCTACGCCGCTTGGAAAAACCTCAGCCGCAGCCGAGGTGTCGGCTGCTGCGAAGGATGGCTGGTATGCAGCTCGTTCTTCAGCGACGTCGGTCATCGCCCGGAGGACACGATGAAATTTGCCCGCACGGACAAATTCCGGGTCTTCGCCTGTGGCAAGTGCCAGGAGTGCCTGGACAAGGGCTGGAGTCGCAACGGCGACTGGATGGACTTCCAAACGGCTAATCGAAGCAGACGAAATCGACTGATCGAATACCGCGGGGAGACCAAGACGCTCTACGCCTGGGCCAAGCAATTGGGCTTCAGCCACACGGCCCTGGCCCGACGTCTTAACGTCGGCTGGGATCTCGAGCGGGCCTTCACTACCCCGATGGATACTGCGGCTAATCAACCAGGGCCCAGAGGAGTGGACGGCCCTTTCACTATTGACATGACCGGACAGAAGTTCGGGAAGCTCACTGTCATCAAAATGGCGGGTTACGCCCGAAAGCATCGAATCCAATGGCTCTGTAGTTGCGAATGTGGGAGAAACACAATTGTCGAAGGGGCCGCTTTGCGGAGCGGCAATACCAAAAGCTGTGGTTGCAATGTCGGTGTCAACTTCCAAAGAGACCCCACTCGGGCTATGTCGGGCCACCCCCTGGAAGTCACGTGGAAACAAATGATTCGGCGTTGCCGCAAAGATGCTGACTATGCAGGCCGCGGCATAAAAGTGTGCCGCCGCTGGCGTGAATCGTTTTGGGATTTTGTTGAAGACATGGGGCTGAAGCCAGAAGGCCCTGTTAGGTACACCCTGGAGCGGGTCGATAACGATGCGGGCTACTCTTGTGGCAAATGCCAAGAGTGCCAAGAAAACGGATGGAAAAGCAACTGCGTCTGGGCGGATTCCCAGACGCAGTCGCGTAATAAACGAAATACAAACGCGTATTGCGTTGCATCCGTGGACAACGTAGAGCGGACCGTCTCCGAGTGGGGCAGGATTGTAGGAATCAGCAGGACAACAATCCAGAAGCGACTCAGCCAAGGCTGGTCGATCGAGGACGCCGTACTGACTCCGGTTTCTAAACATAAAACCTAATCCCACTAGTGAGGGGGTATCAACCTACGCTGCAGCGGTGGAAGTGCGTGAAATTGTCGCTGACGATTCACTCTGACCACCATAGCGTGCCATCGCCACAATGAGCAACTCATTCTGGCGAATCAGCGTATCCCCACGCGTCTCGGTCTTGATCACGATCCCACGACGCTGGTACATCCGGTAGCGGCCCATGATCGCGTAGAAGATCTCGGTGTT